TTTCTTTCGGGTGCGGTTTCCGCTTGTGATGAGGTTATCAAGCCTCTAAGGTATAGATTAGTTTAGTTTCCGGCGGCTGTCAATAACCCTGCTCAATCTTGCTAGGCGACCCTTTAGCGTATCTAAGCCAGGTATGACAGCATGGGCAGTATTGCAGCCGTAGGGTAATCATTATCCCCAGCTTGGTATTATCACAGCGGGGGCATTCTTCAGCATAAGCGTCGACAGGGAGTGCCTCGTCCAAAAGTTCGGTATCGGGGATCATTTTGTTTTGATTGAGTGGCCGGAAATACGGTTATTCAATCAAATTAGCCCGTTATAAGACGCGATGGCCAACGCCGTCCATTGCGTATAACCAAAATCACCGGGATGCGTGCCATCGCCACAGGAAACCCATTGGTCAGCCCACGAAGTCACTGGAACATAGACAACGCGGGAGTCTGCCAGACCTGAAACAATAGCGGCTATGGACGCATTATTCGCTGTCCAACGGTTAGGGGATTGTTCCGGGATGATGCCACGGCAAAGCACCTTGCCGTAACCTTTCGCCAACAGTGCGGTAATAAAGCCGGTATAAGCGGTTATATCGCCACCGCTCAAGGGATTATCCGTGCTGGAACCATTGCGCCCTTGGGCAATGACGGCCACATCATTGGCGGTGGCTGTTATGCCGTTTAACAGATTGGGCAGACGGGTTGCAAATTGCCCAATCGTTTCACCGGATAGCCCGTAAGTCGCACCCGCATAACCGTAATAGGCCGCGACTCTCATTGTCTCGACTTCGCCCATTGACGTTGACGCAAGCCCGGCGGTCAGGCTATCGCCGAACTGGTCCAGACGTTTGGGTGTTCCCGGCAAGGTTAGCAACGGTTTATCCAGGCCGATAACAAACAGGTTATAACTGTTGGGCAGTCCGCCTGTCCAGACGTTATAGGTATGCGTTCCTGGGGGCAATGCAATCGTCCACGAGACGGAAAAGTTTGAAAAGAACGGCCCCTGAGCATCCCAAGTATTGCCGGATAGTGGAAAGGGTAAGGGAGTTGCGCCCAGATTATTGGTATTGTCCCCGGTTTTTTCAGTGCCATAGCGGGTGGTAGTGGTTCCATCTATACACACAAACAAACAATGGCTGTTTGAGGTTATGATCATGTGGCTAGCGTCGCTTTTAAAGCAGATCGTGCTGCAACCGCCCGGATTTCCGCCACCGTAATCACGGCTTAACAGGGTTGCCGGAACCGTTCCCGTTTGCGTGTTTCCACCTTGGCTATAACTTTCAAAAAACCCGGACTGGACCGTATTGGCCTGAAAATCCCCTGCGGAAATTATCGTATTGGCCGGTATGATTTCAGGGCTTGCACCGGTGACTGCAAAAATGGCCGGGTCAGTTATGGAAAAATATTGATAATAAGCCCCTGCGCCCGGCATGACAACGATGGTATGCAGCGTGTCTTCCAGGTCTTTAAACAAATAATGAATGTCGCCGCTTCCGTAGGGAATAGCAGAGACCGCCTTTTTGCCATCGACACTGACCATGATGGATGAATAATCATCCCCGGCATTGCGGACTTTAATTGAACAGGAAGTACCCTTGATTCTGCCAATCCATGCGGAAACAGCCATTCCATTTAAGGCAAGCCAATATAATTTCCCACTATTAATAACAGTGGGACCGCCAAAACCGGAGCCTATCTCATCAAATGAAAAGAGCTTAGTACGTGGCGTAGTTACTATAAGCTGTTTGGTTGCAGGGTTCATAAAATCAGTCTATTTCTGCCGTTAGTTCTACAAAAATTGATTGCCCCGAGGTCGGCGTAAAATTATCACGGACCTCCAAAATGCCATAAAGGCTGCGTGATGCGGCTGCGCACACGAATTTTAAACGGGTTGAAAAATTGCTCGATTCCGCACAATCAGACCCAGAGCCTTCCGCACCCATTGCATCAAAATCAATAAAGCCTATTTTATTGGCCCTGTTCGCATACAGGGATGCAAAGGGCGAATTATCAGCAATCGGTGAAATGGCTGTATGAAATAAATGCAATCTGAACCGGGACGCATTGGATGCCTGGTCAGTGACTAACCGCGCTTTAACGATATAACCTGAGCCCGCGTTAACGCGTGCAATATTAGTGAATGATAACAATGCGGGCGCAGATGTTGAATTTGAAAAAACATCAAGCGCCGTATAATAATCCGTATTGGCAGGCCGGGCATAACTGGCGGAAACTAACGCACTCTGGCCTGATACTGAACCTATATGTAACTCACCTGCTAGTAAAGCAGTCGATGATCCAGATTCCAGGGCGGCTAATATGGCAGCCAGATTGCCGCCCGTTTCCCGGGCGGCACCCGTAGGAAGCGGCAAGGACGCGGCTGAAACAGGTTGCGTTACGGCTGACCCATCAACGGGGATTCGTCCGGTAACTAAAGCGGGCGTTTTTGCATCAATACTGGCAATCGATGTATTTCCGGTATCCTGTTTGGCCGAGGTTGACGCGCCCGATGCTAGCGGCAGCGCCCCTTGGTCGGAAGCCAGCACAACCGGAATACTGGCATTTGCCAACGCCTGGCCTAAAGCCGGGTTTGTGTTGATCGTTTGAGGGGTTCCCGTGGCGTCAAGGACTTGTATGGAAGTTGGCATGAGTATTTTCCTTTTATATAAGTGCTGTTAAGCCCGATGCTTGCATGGCGGAAAAATCGAAAGTCCCTGGGGTATAGGCTACCGGGGCAGCAAACCCTTTATACAGTGTACAGAGTAGATAGGCGCCGTCGTAGTAGCAAACTATCAAATCCAATGCACCCGCCTCAGTGCTTAAGGCCGCCGCCCCCTTCGGGAATCGGTAAGAAGTATCGTAGGTTAATAGCCTCTTACCGACTGAATCTTGTGTACACGCTATTCTAATTAACCTGCCATCGCCAAGATTTACAGGGTTTAACAGAACATGGTTTTTAGTGAGTCTTATCGAAAAATTAGACTGCCCCTGGGCATTTAACACCACATCATTGTCACTATCAGAGAGTGAAACTACCGAAGTTTCAGCCTCCCCTGGTGGTCCTGGTGGTCCTGGTGGCCCCTGCTCAGACGATATTAAAACATCAATAACGGGGGTAATAAAAAAAGACATAGGGTTATCTCGTTATTTGCTCGCTAAACATAACTACACCGTAGCACAGGCGCACGGTATCGCTATTTAAAAAATAAATTTCCAGATCATATAAACCGCCTGCACCGATTAGCGCATCGGTATCGGCTGCTGCTATGTAAAAGTCCATTTTTCCAATGGATGGGGTAATCGTAATCCGGTTGTTTTCGGTGCTGAGCTCCAGTAAAAACGAAGCCGATTCCACAGTTTCCCGAACTTGCATTTTAGCCGTGCAATCCGTTAAATTAATGGGCTGGCCGTTGCTGTCATTCCAGATGAGTGAATGCCGCCACGTCGCCCCTTTTTCAATAACTGGAAGATTTAATTTAGCCGCTTTCACCCAGTTTCCTTAGTTAAATTAGGTTAACTTATCATAGTCCTTAGTTAAAGCAGGTTTAAGGTGAAACATTTCACCTTACAATTGCCCCGCCCATGGCGCTACCATCTTGCCATGAGTAAAACACCCCCGGTATCCATTGCCCTTTCTGCACGGCTGATTGAGCTGGGCGGTTCTGTGCCTACCGAAATTAAACTACTTCCATCAGGTAAATTCAAAGCCAAGGACGGACGCCCGCACGGACTATCCGGCTGGCTGATGAATGACCAAAGCGCCGGTGCATTGCTTAGCGCTTGTGCCAGCCAGCAAGACAATTACCTGATCGATTACGACCACCAGACCTTGTACAGTAAAACCAACGGCCAACAAGCGCCCGCCGCAGGCTGGTTCTCAGCCCTGCAATGGCGGTCTGATGACGGTCTTTATGCCACCAATGTCGAATGGACAGCCGCCGCAACCCAAGCCATTGAGTCCAAAGAATACCGCTACATCTCCCCGGTTTTAACCTTCAACCCAAGTACCGGCGAAGTCACCGGCCTGCTGATGGCCGCCCTGGTCAACTATCCCGCGCTTGATGGCTTGAACGATCTTGCCGCCGCACATTTTCACGTTTCACTACAACAGGACATCACCATGGATCAAGACGAACTGCTTGAACGCCTGCGATATTTACTCAACCTTCCAACGTTAGCAACGCTTGATGAGGTGCTAGCTGAGCTGGAAAAACTCAAAACCCTTATCTCAACACCCGAAGACACGACCCAAGGCCTGGCCGCTTATTTAAGCGCGCAAACCCACCGGATAGAAGAACTGTCCGCACACCTGCCAGATGTGTCAAGCTTCGTGCCCGTTGAAGTAATGCAAGCCCTGCAAGGCGAATATGCCGCGTTACTGGCTACAGTGCAAGGCGATAAAATCCGTCAGATGATTGAGCCTGCCCTAGCCGATGGCCGCTTGTTACCCGCGCAAAAAGTCTGGGCGGAAAAATTAGGCAGCACAGACCTGGCCGCACTCACGACCTATCTGGATACTGCCCGTCCTATTGCCGCCTTAAGTGGCCTGCAAACAAATGGGATAGGGCCTGATGACCGGACAATAAGCGCCTTTAAAACGCCGACAGGTTATTCAATTGACCCTGAAACGGTGGCTTTACATACCAAAATTAAAAACTACCAATCTGAACATAACACCACTTATGAAGCCGCCATATTAGCGGTTGAGGCGCAATTATGAGCAAGCAAAGTTTTCCCCTATTAACGCTAACCATCGCAGCCTCTGCCACCCTGGTGGCCGAACGCTTTATCACTTTCGCGGGCGCTGTCCCTTCCGCCGATGCCGCTGTGTTGGGCGTCGTCAGAACCGCCGCCGTGTCGGGTGATAAAGTCCCCGTCGATGTCCTTGGCACCACCGTTTGCGAGGCAGGCGGGGCTATCACCGCAGGCGACACCTTAAAAGTGGATGGCACCGGCAAAGTCATCACCTGGGCGACTTCAGGCGCTAAAGTAGGGATTGCCCTGCAAGCCGCTTCAGGCACCGGAAAATTTATCGAAATTTTATTGCTGCCCATCGCCGCATAAGGAACCGCCATGACTCAAATGACTATCTCAGCAACGCGGGTTATCGACCCGATTTTATCAACCGTTGCCCAAGGCTATAAAAACTCGGCCCTGATTGGCAGCGCCTTGTTCCCCTCCGTTCCAGTCACCCAACGCGCCGGAAAAATTATCCAGTTTGGAAAAGAAAGCTTTATGACCTTTGATACGGCACGGGCGCCGGGAACCGCCGTCAAGCGGATTTCTATCGGCTATGGCTCACAAACCTATGGTATTGTTGACCACGCCTTATCCGCTGTCGTTCCGATTGAACTTCTGGAAGAAGCGCAAGCCGTCCCGGGTATTAACCTGGCGTCTGCCTCCGTGCGCACCGTCCAGGATATTATGCAATTGCGGCTGGAAATTGACCAGGCGACACTGGCAACGACCGCAGGCAGTTATCAGGCCGCTAACAAGACGACATTATCAGGCACCAGCCAATGGAGCGACCTGACCACCGGCGTATCCGACCCCCTCAAAGATATTGAAGTGGCAAAAGATGCAGTACGCCAGGCCGTAGGACAACGCGCCAACACCGTCGTTCTAGGTGCAGCCGTGCTTAAGTCTATGGTGCAACACCCTAAAATTATTGATCGTATTAAATATACCGGTCGTGATGTGCCTACACCTGAACTGTTAGCCTCCCTGTTCGGCGTTTCCACGGTCGTGGTAGGCGATGCCATCAGCGCCGATGAGGCGGGCACCTTCTCCGATATTTGGGGAAAATTCGTCATTGTGGCCTATACCGAACAAAGCGGCCTGGCCGATATGGGGAGGCCGACTTACGGCTATACCTACCAGCTATCTGGCTATCCCTTTGTAGAAACGCCGCATTACGACTATACCACGCGGTCTTGGCTCTATGACGTATCCGATGCGGTTAAACCGGTCCTTAGTTGCGTGAACGCGGGCTATCTGATTTCTGCGGCGGTGGCTTAAATGGCCGATAAAACCCATAAACCCGTTGATACTGAGTATCGGGTAATAGAACCCCTGCAACATGACGGCTTTAGCTATCAGCCGCAAGATAAAATAGTGCTGTCTGAACAGGCGGCCTCGGTGTTACTGGCTAACAACCTCATTTGCAAACATGAGCTATTGCACGAAACAAAACCTGATTGACCGGTTTGGCGTGGCTGAACTCATCCAGCGCACGGATAGGGACAGACGCGGGGACATTGACGATGCGGTGTTGATGCAGCTAATAAGCGACGCTGACTCGGAAATCAATGGCTACCTGGGCGCTTACAGCCTGCCGTTAGCCAATGTACCGGCTAATTTTGTCCGCTTGGCGGGCGATATTGTCAGGTATTATTGTTACGACGACCAAATGAATGAGCCCGTAAAGGCCCGTTATGACAGTGCTATCGCTTATCTAAAAATGGTCGCTAACGGGACGATAAAACTGGCCCCCGATAGCCGTGGGGAACCGATTCCATCAGCCATGGGCGGTATCTTAATCAGCAGCAATGCGCCGGTTGCCGTGGAAAATTATTAATGATGCTAAGGGCGCTGGTTGAAGACACCATCCGGCTGGCAATCCATGAATTTAAAGACGTGGGCGGGGCGGCGGGTATCCAATCCGTATTGGCGAATGCTGTCACGCCGCCGGGTTGTTATGTGTTCAGGCAAAAAGTAACCGTTAACCCCAATACCGCGATTAGCACAATCTCGCAACTGAGCATGGAAACGCTGGGCGTATTGGTCGTGACCCGCAATGTGCAGGATGCCCGGGGCGGGGTTAATTCAGACGAAAGCGAAGCCTTATGCACTCTGATCCGGGGCGTGTTACTTGGCTTGACGGTTGATAACAGTTATGCGCCGCTGGAATATGGCGGCGGCGATCTGGTTTTAATGCGTGACGGGCTGCACTTCTGGCGCGAACTTTGGCAAACAAGCCGCTATCTTCGGGTAGCTTAGGATTAAAAATGAACTTGAACTTTGAAGACTATAAAAAAACCGGAAAAAGTGGCAGCTATGACGCTAAGACTGATTCTTATGTATTGGACGATGGACCCCAAGAAATTACGGAGGGGGAACAACTTGTACAAATTGACGTAAATAATGCACAACCTGACAGTCAGGAAACTGCACAACCTGACGCCATGGAAACTGTAAGTACAGACAGGCAAGAAACGATAAAATCAACTGGATCGGGAGTAAAGCCATGAGCGGGATTGAAGATATAACAGAACAAGAACCGGTTGAAGCTGAAGAGGGTGCCGGGATTGATGCGGACGATGCAGCCGAAGCCGTAGCTGAATCCGACGATGAACACAAATTAGGGGAAGATGATGAGTGATCCACGCCTAACCAATAAGCGATTTTTAATTGCCAAGGCCGAAACCACGCCCGGTATTGATTCGTCCCCAACCTCAGTAAACGGCCTCTATGTCGAAACGTTGACCGTAAAAAAACTCGATGTGAAAACCATTGACCGCAACACCATCAAGCCGTTCATGGGGTCGAGTGCAAAAGTGGTGGCGACCTCTGAAGGCCAGTTGGATTTTGAAATAGCCTTGGCCACCGGCGGCAATGCAGCAGGCGTCCCCACGCCAGGGACAACCCCTGCCTATGATGCTGTTTTACGCGGCTGCGGCATGGTAAAAACCGTTTCAGCGACAGCCATTAGCGCTACTGCCCAAGGCGGCACGCTCAACAGCATCAAACTGGATGCGGCCGCTTCGGCGACTGATGATATTTACTGCGGGATGACCGTCCTCGCGGAATTTCAATCCGGCGTATTACAAGCGCCCGGTGTTACCGACCAGGCACAGATAAAACTGCCCGCCACCGATAACATAGCAACGGGGTCAACCGTCGGCACCTCGACAACAACCGCTATAAACCTGGCCGTAACCGCTTCGGCGGATGATGATTTCTATACCGGCATGAGCTTGATCATAGCCGGGCAAACCCGGACTATTTCGGCTTACGTAGGTTCCACGAAAGTAGCCACCGTCTCCTCGGCTTTTCCCTCTGCACCCGCAGCGGCAACGGCTTACACCATCCTGTACAATGATGATTATTATGTCGGCATGGCGGCCACCGTCGTGCATTTTTCCGGGACTATTGTCAGCTCAGGAAGCTTTATATCAACGGTTAATTATATCTATCTACCCGCTTCTTTAGCTTCCGCTAATATCCTTGGCTGTGACTTGAAAATTACAACGGGGGCCGTTACAGAAATACGCCGTATTTCCGCTTATGACACCGTAAGCAGGAAGGCAACCTTAGCATCAAAACTGGCGACGATCCCCACATCAGCTTCAACGTTTAAGGTCACTGAGATCAAGCCCATCATTGCCAGCAACGGCACCACGCGGCTGGTAACCGTTAAAACACCCTATAAGTTCCTGACGCTAGTGGGTGGCGCGTTTACCCTGTCAGCCTATCGCCTGGTGATTGATTACAATGGCACCAGCAAGATTGCAACGGTCACGCCCGCCTTTAAAAAAGCGCCCACGACAACCACCGTTTTCTCGTTTAACCCCTTCGTTAAATATACGCCGTCATCTGCAAACCACATCAGTAACACCTTTTACTATTATGAAGACGGCGCTTTGCATAGTTTTATTTATGCCCGGGGCAATGTCTCGTTTGAGTTTAACAACAACGCCATTCCCGTGATGAAGTTTTCCTATAAGGGACTTGTTGACCGCTACGAAGATGGGGCCTTCCCCAGCTTTGACTTAAGCGCGTGGGTTGAGCCTTTACCGATTAATTACGACAATACGCAAAACCTGATTGTTAACGGTTTCGCTGATACGGTCATGGATAAAATCAGTTTTGACCTCGGTAATGAGTTGGTGCATTTAGACGCCCCTGGCGCTGATATGATCTATATCAAAAACCGGGCGGTGAAAGGCAATGTATCTATCTGGTCACCTTTAGCTTCCCAGGTTGATTTTTACAGCGCGATTATTAACGCGCAAACCAACCAGGTCTCGTTTACCCACGGCCCGATCGGCAACCAAATCTCCATTTTTTGTAAATCCGTGCAATTGCTCAATCCCAGCGATTCAGAAAAAGACGGAATCCAAATGCTTGGCATGGATTTTAATATATTGCCGACCGGAACCGGCAGCAACGATATAAACATCATTTTACAATAGGTTTTTTATGGCGCTGGTCATTGGTAAAAAAGAATCACGTATCATCCCGGTGGAAGCTAAAGAGCCCTTGGATGGCGATAAAGTTACACTGCATAAATTTGATGTTGAATTTGAAATCATCCCGCGTGACCTCTGGTCGTCAATGTCCGAGCGCTGGGAAGAGCTTGCCCAGCAACTAAGGGCCAGCCCCGATGCAATGACGGGCGATGATAGCAAAGAAGCGCGTGAACCGATCTGGAAAATAGCCAAGCCGTATATACGGGCTATCGGCCCGCTGTTGGACGATAAAAAACAGCCCATGGAGTTCACGCCCGAACTGCTCGACGCCATTCTTGCCGAACCCTGGCTGCAACAGCCTATTGCGGATGCTTTTATGTGCGTCCAGCTAGGACTTACCAATGCAGACTACCGGAAAACCCGCTTAAAAAACTGACTGCGGCGGGCTATTATTGGGTAACGTCTACTGAAAAACCGATGCCCTATGCCCCTAACAAGCCGCTCTCTGATACGGAATTTTTCGGCGTACCCAGCCTGGCAAAGAGTGTCGAAAACCAACACGCTGGCAAACCGGATTGGTTCGTGGAATGGCTAGCCGAGAAACCGGGAACGACTGATTTTATCGTCTGGTTTGATGCCTGGGCAGCGATTGGCCTGTTTGCCACGCTGCAAACACAATGGCGCACCGGCTATGAAGGCGTGACCGGACTGGATTACACCGCTGTTATTGCGGTTATTTCTCTTAACTGCCAACGAAAATCGGAACAAATGGCCTTGCTGGTTGACATACAGGCTCTCGAGCACGGCGCCCTAACCGGTATCAATGAGCAGCGCGAACAAGCCGCCAACGAGACAACAGGAAAAAAATAATGGCAGCACCTATTGTACTGGGCATTACTATCCACGCCGATGGCAGTTCTCAAGTAACCGGTGAGCTGCACCGGATTCAGGCCGCCGTTAGCCAGACCGGAGCAGCCGCACAAACCACCTCACGCCAATTTTCCGAACTCGCAAATGGGCAACGGGAAGTTACATCAGCAACCAACGCCAGCGCCTCAGCATTCAACAGGTTTGGTATATCAGCCGCCGCCATGGCGGGTACTGTTGCCGGTATTGGTATGGCTATGTTGGGTAAAAGTATTATATCAACTACTGAGACGTTACAAAATCTTGAAGTCCGTATGCGGAGCCTCACCAAGGGCACCGATGATTACACACAAGCAACGGCCTATCTGGCAGAGGTATCCAACCGACACCATAAGGATTTAATCGGCTTAACGGATTCTTTTAGCCGGTTATTGACGATAGAGCAAACGGGGATTATATCCCGTCAACAAAGTGCGGCCATTCTTGAAGGATTAAGCAACGCACAGAGCCGAACGGGGGCAAGTTCAGAACAATTAGGGCAATCAATGGTGGGGCTTACCCAGGCATTAAGCTCTGGCACGCTACAATGGGAGGAAATGAAACAGGTCACTGAGCCTATTCCTGGACTAATGGTGAAAATTGCAGAAGCCGCAGGCTATACCGGACAATCAGCCGTAGGGGATTTTAAAAACGTCGTGGCAGCAGGCCAAGTCACTTCTGAAATGTTTGGACGTATCCTGGTCGGTTCATTGGCACAATATCAAGGCGCGGCTGAAGATGCAGGAAGCACGCTAACGGCAAAATATTCAGACATCCAAAACGCCTGGACAAATTTAGTTAAAGTGATCGAAACCCCTGTCGCTGATGTCTTAACCCCTGTTTTAACAGGTATTGCCATCGCCGTGGAAGATTTAGGACTTGCCGTCGGCTCATTAATGGCGAAATGGCGTCAATTAACAGGTCTGATAAAGTCAGGCGGGGCAGGTGACAACGGGCAAGTTATCGACTTGACCGGACGCGCAAAGCCACCAGGCTATACAGACGCTAGCAGCGCTACAAAACAAACGACAGCGACAGCGGATGCGCTTGAAATTAGAAAACAGATAGAAGCCAACGCCACAACACACACTAAAGCTGCTGGCGCTCATCATGCCGCCTCAAAGGTACACAGTGCAGCGGCTAAAGCCATTTCAGACGCGGCACGGGAAGAAGCGCAAGCCGTTAAAAGCCTGCAATCCGCTTATGAAAGCCAAGTTGCCTCGCTATTGGAA